AGCAGCAAATGGTATATACCAGCGTGGGAAATGACCGTGGCCTTCCCATACTTCTCTATAGTCATCTGTACGAAGATTAGAGGCAACCTCGACGGCAGCCTCCATTGTAATTGGGTGAATGTATTTAGACACGTTGATAATATCTTGGTGAGTAATCCCCTTCCCAGTTCATTGAATGTAGGGTTGCTGGTGAGGGATGATTAGATTTTATAAATACGCTTAGGTTTGTATTCCTATCGTATACTGGTATTGTATGTATATATCCTGACGCTATCGCTGCCGTACTAGCAGCTATACTATCGTATTCTTTCGATTCTACTGTGTATGTATAGTCTGGTCTACCTTTACGTTTAAGTGTTATATCCAATACACCTACATCTCCAAAGTCAAAATTCATTCTATGTAATACAAGAGATCCTCTAGTTTCAGATCTAGTCTTTTCACCTTCAGTTCTGGTAACAAATACCTTAGGTAACTCTACTTCAAACTCATACTCATAACCAATAATCACATCTGTATTTACGGAAACGTTAGACGTACCAGCTTCGGTAGATGTCTTCCAGTTTCCGGGTAAAGTAACTGTTTGGTTAGGAGCTGTACCTGTAATAGCAGATGCCGGAATATCATAGCTCTTACCAGCTGCGTCACTCGGTGTTATGCAATAAGCTGTGAGTGTACGATTGCTATAAAATCCTGCACCTAAAGTAAACGTTGTTACATCATTAACAGTATCATATGTTAAATCAGCTGATGCAATAGTTTTCTTTGTATCTAAATGTACACGGTTTTCGTCAGGAGGTGTACCTATCATAGGAGTTGCTGTTGACAATTTTATGTCAAATTTTTCTAATGTATATGTAGATCCATTATTTAATACTACAAAATATTGATCATCCATCATACAATGGAAAACAACATTATTAGGTAATGTCCATCTAAACCATGCTGACTGAGCACGTTGATCTCCAGCTTCGTAAAACTTATAACCCCATACTTCGTTTGTTGCAGTATGTAATGTACTATCTACTGCAAATAATAAAAGTTGGTTTTCTGATGATGCGGTTACATTAGTTAAATTTTGTGGAAATAACTCTGCTATAATTTTACTCTGTTCTACAACTGTAGGTTCATTTCTAGTAGACACATCTGATATTTCATAAAACCTAGCTTCACGTGCTGTACTATTTAAGAAACCTATTGTAGTTCCTAATGATACTGGATTACTATCTGGATTAAATGCATATGATGCTGCGTACGATATCTTAGCCGTTTCAGGAGTAAGCAAAGCTTCCGCTCCAGAACTCAGCAAGAACTGTTCACTAGCACTAAAAACAACTAAACCTCCTGCATTTTCAACAGCATCAAACAGTCGAGTAGGATACGTAGAACTAGATTGTAAATCAATCGGGTCGGCGTTAGAAATAGCCATCGCAGTTTTTACCCAAAAATTATAGAAGTCATTTACCCTAGACAGGATAACATTTTCTTCACTAAGTAAAGCAATTCTATTTCTAAAGAATATCATCTTTTGAATACGGTGTCCTACAAACGATGGCTCACTATTTGTTATATCATCACCTACATCACGCTTACCCCAGTCTGGATAACTAAATCTAAAAAACCCATTGGTATAATTAGTTGTACCATTACCACCATTAATAGTAGGATATGTACCGGGATTAGCTCTTTTGAGCTGTATAGGCATCGTTGTGTTATCAAAGGTAGTTGTTATCCCCGGCTCTGCACACTCTTCCCACACGCCCTCTCCGAAACGAACTGGGTGAACTGTGATGTTACCACTTGTTGTACCTGAGGATGCATCTGTTACTGTAAATGTATTTGTCTGTACGTTAGAAATAGTATAAAAACCATCACTACCATTACCAGATGTTACATCTAATATAACTTGGTCTCCATTACTATAACCATGGTTTGCTAATGTTACAGTTATAGTAGATCCTGATCTAGCATATGTAGCTGATTTAGTTAATGGATTATCCTCTGTATCTGTTACACCTTCAGCATAAAACTTAAGGTAGTAATCATCCATATCTTCACCACTATTAACTATACGTACAGTATATCCGTGACGACATACACGTGGTAAGTCAGCTATATTATTAGCTTCAGTTGTAGTTACAGTCATTAACTGTTTTTCTGGTGATGTTACACCAAACGGTGTAGCTCTATATAGATGTATACCATTTCCAGAAATTGTTGATGTTATACCATGACCACTTATTGCATCTAATGTAGTTTTTAAATCACCTAATATACCATTAGAAGATACATGTTCTTCAGCGTTAGAAGATGTAGGAGCTGGACGTACCGCTGCTACGTTAGCTCTGGATATAACGTTTACATGACTTTTAATTGTAGTTGTAGTAGTTACACCTTTACTAGATGTATGTTGATGTGTATCACCTGTAGTCCAGTTTTCACCACCAAACTGTAATTTTACATAACATTGATATGTATCATGGTAATTATCAACTGTATTGTCATCACCATCATCATTTATTTGTGGTGTACAACGTGTATCTAATTCATATCTAAGGTTAGCTTTACCAGTTGCACTATTGTTAGGAGGCGATGTATCACATTTACTTGTACCTGATTCTACATTAACAGTTTCTCTACCTGCACCCTTACAGTCACCATTACTGGTTCCACTATAGTCAGAGTTTTGACCATTTGCCGGTGCATTTATAGAAGCAACTGTAATACCTGTAGCTCTAGGGTATGTAATTGTATCATTATTGCTAGGATCATAAATATCTAATGCATATTGTTTACCGTAAGATATAGTATCTAATGATATAAAAGCTTCGTGTAGTTGAGGAGGTGATTTATCTGCAGCATCTGTTTTCATTGCTACAGCTTTTCTTCTATTAACAAAGAATGTAGTTTCGTTAATAGTCATAACCTGTATATCAGAAGATTTTTCATCTGATAATGCAGTATTATCTAAATAAACTGCTTTTGTATTGTTTCCTAATGGATTATAATCTACAGGTATTTCTACACCGTCACTACATCTCCATATTTTAACTACTCCATCAGCACCAACTTGACCTATATACTGTTCAGTATCATCTGTATATATATTAAACCATTTGGTATTGTCAGCTGTCGAAGGAGTTATAGTATCTATTAATTGACTTCCCGGACGTTTTATAAGTTGTCTTACCACGTCTGGAACGCCATTAACTAAGTCTACTACTTGTCCCGGAAGTTTCTTTTCATCAGGTTGCGTAGACATACCTAATACGTAATTAGGTACTTTTTGTGTAACACTTGCCATTAGCGTCTAAGCATTTTATAAGGTTTATAAGATTGATATGCAGACTCATCTGGATGTCCAAGCATGTTGTGATCACCCTGATTGCATTCATATTCCATACACGCAGCTCTAGCCTGTGACTCAAAAGTTGACATCATTTTTTGTAGTTCAGCGTTGGAAACTAATTGTACTGCAGCTCTACCGCAAGCTTTATAGATAATATATCTTTGAAATGGAGCTGGTATATCTTCAAATTTTAAAAGTCTTACATAGTTAAAATAAAAGAAATCATTATCTGGAAATTCAAATGTATGATTTACTCTGTCATATATTTTCCATAATCCATCTGAATCTTTTCTTCTAACAAAATCTCTAGTACGGTCCCATGCATCTGCCATGTCTATACGTATAACGTCTGCTGGAATTATAAATTTATTATCACTTGTTTTACTTGTATTTTTAATATGATATTCTTGGTTAAACATCCAACCTTCAGCTTGTACATCTTGATTAGATTCTTTTAATAGGTTATATACAAATGATACCTCTGGATTGGTGAAGTCTAATTGAGATATAGGAGACTGACCTATGCTACCCAAGATTGAGTTTACTGCGGATAGTTCGGTATCGAGTGTTGTAGTTGTGGTAGTCATAGGTTAAGATTTATGAATAAAAAAAAGGGAGGTTGTGAAACCCCCCTATGTGTGTTAAGTATATTGTCCACCGACAACAGCACATGTGTCATTGACACCTGAACCGCCGACTGTGTTATATGCTAAACGTAAGTTTTTTGTTGTGGATGCAACAGCTGATGCGTTGCCTGATCCACTTGTATCTGAAGGAGATACACGAGTCTCTGTACCTTGACAAGATCCGTATTCTCCAACTGCTGTTGGAACTGCCATAATATTATATTGTTAAGAAACTGTCCCTAGAATAGAGCTGTCTGAGTGCTGTCTTCCATACTCCAAAGGAGTTGAAGGGTTCTTGGTAACAGACTTATCGACTGTACCAATACCGCTAAGATTAGCACCATTACCCTTTACTCTAGTTATAGTTTGTGAAGTACCGGGTTTTAAAGACATGATTAACTACGTGCTGAAGTTAGTTCGATTGCTCCTGCTGGGTTAAGTGTTCCTACACCCATAGCGAGTCTACCGACCATTACGTCACCTTGGTATAAAACAGACACATCCCCTGATGTTACTTGAACCTGAGGTCCAATAGCTTCTACAATACCTGCAGCATCTCTTTGATAGATAAGACCGCAATGAGTTGAGAAGTCACCAGAGTAATCGTTGTTTTCACCAGACTGACCATTAACTGTACCAGCTAAGAATGGTAGGTTGTTTGAACGCTTGATCTGAATACCAGCAATTTCAACTAGACCTTCACCAGAGTTTAAGTTACCTTGTGAGTTACCATAGTCTCTGTTTAAGATGTTAGAAGAAACCTGTGATACCAAGGCATAGTATTGTCTTGGGTTAAGTATCGCAGTACGTCCAGTTTTTGGGAGATTTTTTTCGTCAAGAACTGCAGCTGCTTCAAAGAAAGCGTCTACTAGAGCCTGAGCATTATACTCCTTAGTTACACCTAGCTCGATCTGTGTACCGCCGGGTTCTGGTCCGGGAGATGCTGTGATAGGATGTGCTTCTCTTGCTGCTTTAGCAATAGTTCTAAACACTTTCTTATCATAAGCTTC